CAACGTACCACCAGTAAAGAACTGACCTCTAGCGTTTATACCAGCATAAACAGCGGTGCTACTTTCCCAAGTCTGGGTATTTGCTTGAGCATTAGATACTGTAAACCTAGCCCTGATTGGAGAAACATTTCGGTCTTGTGCTCTAGAGTCTGTCTGCCAAGTAGCCTGCAGTGCAGGAACAACTAGGTCTCCAGAAGAAGTAAAATAAGTTCTTAGGTTTCCAGCACTGTCATACAGACGGAACATGTCCGTAGCGTTACCAGATGTTCCACCATTCATAATAGATAACGGAACAACGCTTGGGGCATTAGCCTTAAACGAAGCCATAGGCTCTACAGTGATATTGCCAGTAGCAGTCAAAGCACCACCATTGGTAAATGGGGTAGTTCCGCTACCAGATGTTACGGTTGCTGTCCAAGCACCATTCACTCCACCTACAGCAGTGACAATCCAGTCGCCATTATATTGTGCTTGGCTCGCACTGTTTACCTTTATCTTCTGTCCAACAGCGAATGGTTGAGCACCACCTGGAGTGTTTGTGCTTACAGTAAAAGTTGCTTGAGTGCTCGATACGAATGGGTTAGTCGCACTTAGGTTATAGGCATTTGTTCCAATACCACCAGTAGAACCCATAAAGATGTTTCCTCTTGAACCAACACCACCAACAACGGTAGTGTCGTTTAGAGAAAACTGAACTAAGTTCCCTGCCCAGTTCTGTCCAGTGCGAGCAGCGATAGCCAACTGTTGATTAGCCCACTGTGTAAGAGTTCCATAACCAGTTGCATTCTGGTTGAAAGTCGCTTGTCCACTAACCGCTAAAGAACTTGCTGTGGTTATTGCTCCGGCATTGCCAACAGAAAAAATGTTTGCGCTATCGGCAGAGTTTCTAATTTGAAAAATGTCTACCGATTGAGATGCGTTGGCAACAATTTTTAAACCGACTATGTTGGTGGCATTAGTTATGGTATTTCCACCAATAGCAAATGTGAACGGAGTTAATATACTTTTAGCCATGATTTAATCCTAGCCGATAATTACGATTGTGTAGTCTCCAGCAGTTTGAGATGCAGCAAAGGTTATTGTAGTTGTACCACCAGAAGTAGATGTGTTAGCGACATCAGTTTCTACTAATGTACCGTCGCTGGTCTTGTAAACCTGAACCAAAACCCATTGACCATAAGCGTGGTTGATAGTGGTTGTAGTTCCAGCGGAGTTAGTAGCTCTGTAGTAACGAGTTATCGCACCATTAGAGTTAGCTGTAGCACCAATAGCGCCTGAAGAGCCGTTTACGGTAGTAACACCTGTAGTAGAAGTTAGGTAAGTGTTTGTGTCAGCAGATAACTGCCCACCCGCACCCAATTTTACAAAACCAGAAGTACCTACTGTAGGAAGTTTTACAGTTCCAGTTACTGTTGTAGTGGTGCCTCCACCAGACATACCGAGAGAAATTGCGTAAGTATTAGCGGTACCAATATTAATAAGGCTAACTGCTGGGTCAGTATTACCCGCACCAGCATTGATAGTAATGCCTCCACCACCACTAGTAGCGCTTCCAGAACCTGCAGTTATACTTATAGACCCACCGATACCCTGGGTAGCGTTACCTGCACCACCAGTAATAGTTACAGAACCACCGCTGTGGATACCGCTAGAGGTATTTGCGCCACCCTGAATAGTAACACCATATGCTGAACCTGCCGCATTTCCAGCACCGTTTACTGAAATGGTTGTTCCACCAGTAACGGAAGAAATGCCAGTTAATGCTTGAGTTGTCGAAGAGGATTGAACAGTAGTAGTACCTATGTAGAGAGCTGCTAGTCTAGCAAAGGCAACAGTTCCAGAAGAGATGTTAGAACCATTAAGGCTAGTAAGGCTTGCACCAGAACCGCTGAACACAGTTGCTGACAAAGTTCCAGTAGATGGAACAAAAGTTAAACTTGTTGCATTACTAATTCCCTGGTTTCCATTAGTAGTGCTAGCTACAAATGTAGGATAAAAAGTAGAAGAGGAACTAGATAGCGTTGTCGCAACGTTTGTAGAGTTAGTTGCATTTGTTGCATTTGTAGCGTTAGTTACGGCAGTAGAACCAATAGCGGCTACGATATCAGCGGCGCTAGCAACAGAAAGAGCGCTCGTGCCGTTTCCTCTAAGCAACCCTCCAGAGGTAAACGTAGCTGCTCCAGTACCTCCCGCTGTTACTGGTAGAGTTCCAGTAGTAAGAGCCGAGGTAGATGTAGCATAAACAGCTCCACCGCTGGTAAACGAGGTTAAACCAGTACCACCTTTATTTGTGGCAATAGTAGTGGCGCTCCATGTACCAGTTGTCACAGTACCAAGAGTAGTAATAGTACTTTGACCAACATAGTTAGAAGAAATATCTATGGAGTCGTTATTTACAGTAATTCTGTCTGTAGTTCCTACTACGTCAAAAGCGTTACCGTTCTTTACAAGACCAGCACCAGCGGTTACAGATGAAACACCGGAGAACTGGGTGAAAGTAATGTCATCAGTACCAATTTTCACTGAGTAACGAGTTGACGCTCCTGTACCAATAGTGGCGGTTCCCTTTATTGTTTGAACCCACTGAGTTCCGCCCCAGTTAGACCCACCAGCAATATATACTAAGTCACCAGAAGTTACGTCGCCAAAGTTGCTGTTGTCAAAGTCCGCAGCACGAGTAAGAACAGCCGCAACACCAATAGCACCAGCAGTAGTTACTACGTAGATACCGTTTGCAATAGACGCTGTTCCAGTGTCAGCTGTCACACCTCCATTAACTACTACACGGTCATACTGCGCTAAAGTAACAGTGGTGTCCACAGTCACTACGCCAGTATTGGTATAGGTGATGTACGCTCCTACACCAGTACCTCCATCGGCACCAGTGGTACCAGCTGTATAAGTACCGGCAATCGTAGAGTCAATCAAAGCTACCGCAGAAGCGTGAGAGTTTACGCCCAAAGATACGTTATCTACATAACGCTTATTAGCAGCGTCAGTGTCGTTTACGGGGTCGGCAAGATTAATGATAGTTTTGCTAGATACGTTTACGGCACCGGTACCATTAGGAACAAGGACAACGTTTGTGTTCGAGCCACCAGCTGTAAATGTAAGAGCTCCGGTACCGGTTATAGACCCATTAACGGTTCCGGTTCCTCCGTAAGCAACGCCAATAGTGTCACCGTTCCATACCGAAGACGCGCCTAGCGTCAGACCGCTAACAGTTGTAGTGGTTCCGCCAATAGAAACAGATGTACTACCTAGAGTAAATGTGCTGCCACCGGTAGCGACGGTTAGCCAAGAGGAGCCATTGTAGACTTTTAAAGTATTGCTAGTGCTGTTATAGTACAGCCTACCGGTGACACCGGTAGGGTCGTTGGCTACGTTATGAACAATAAAGTTCTGTAACTCAAGACTATTCAGGTTTATGGGGGTTAGAAAATTACGAGCCATTTACATTCCTAAGATAGATAAGCAAAACCAGTTGTGGCTATGCTAAAAACTACGTTTAAACTGTTATCATTTACGTGCACAATGTTGCCTTCAATATTTAAAGACGCTGAATCAATAGTGGTAACGTTTGGCTTAAAGCCAAGATTATGTGTAATGCTCCAAGTAGAGGATACCGCATTTTGCGTATGAGTGTACGCTATAGTGGGCGCTGGGCCTACGGGGCCTTGGGGTCCAGTCGGTCCAACGGGTCCAGTTGCGCCAGTTGCACCAGTAGGTCCGGTAGGACCAGCGGGACCGGTGGGTCCCGTAGGTCCGGCAGGACCAGGATTTCCAGGTTCAACGTTGACTACAGTAGACGGGCTAGCTGGGGTAGCTGGCGTTGTTACTGTGACTTCTACAACAGGAGACGGGGTAATTATAATTTGGTCTGGCATTACTGAGTCACCTGTGGGTAAGCAAATATTTGTCCGCGCAAGTATGTCTTAGAGAAGTTAGCATCGGACAAAGATGTGGCCTGTATATCCCAGAAACATCTGGTTGGAATACGTACAGTATCTGCTGCGCTGAGCGATAGCTGAAGTTTTCTAAGGTTAGCGTCATACACAGCGATTGTAAATGTAGCCCATAGGCTAGGCGATGCAGGATAAGTTCTAACCTGCGCCTTAAATACTAGGTCGTTGAAGTTAAACGTGTCTGGGAAGTCAAGGATAACAGAGAAGTTATCGCCCTTTTGCAAGACAATATCGTAGATTGGTACATCGCTTGGGATTGGGGTACGACCATTAATGTCACGCTGAATGTAGACTCTTTCTGGCATGGTTGAGTCATCAATTTCCTGGGATACGTAAACAGGCACAAGCTTGTTTGTGGTACGGCTCACCCTGCGTAGAACTCCCATCTCAATTCGCCAAATACCAATGTTTAGCGCAGCACAAATATTTCTATACTGCTCTTTGCGAGATTCGATAATAGCGTTTAATTGCGAAAATCTTTGAGACCTAGGTATTGCTACCCCATCCGGACCTTGGATATTTATATCAAAAGCTGCGTCCGTAGCTAGGGCCCACAGGGCCTCAGTGGTCGCTAGAAGGACGACTGGGTATACTTCTATCTCCGGAAGCGTATCCAAAGTTATGGCCCTGTTAAAGCCGTCTGTGCGGTTTTCGGTGTGCTGTAGCACAGCTACATTTATAAAGTAATCTAGCTGGTCATCGGTAAAATACCTAAATACGCTACCAGTCACTTTTAGAGTTCTGTTAGCCGCAAGGGTGTTTACCGTGTGAATAACGCCATAAATAGGTTCTACGGTATAGCCTGCTGGGTTTGCTAGTGGAGTTCCATTGTCGGTTACCATCAAGGTGGTTGCTTCGACAGGCTTTACGCCTAGGTTAAAATCTTTAGTAGTTCCGTCAGTAGTAAAGGTCTTAGTAAATTGACGGGGTTGGTCATTTAGCTCTAATCGTACCTTACTTCTAAGGTCGGAGAGTGTTGCCATAATACGCCTAACCTAAAAATCGAGTCACTTCTATGATGACCTAGAAATTAAAAAAAGTCTGGATAAACGAAACAGCGGGCACTACACCCGCTGCTCGCCTACAAGGTCTTTAGTATCGAGCCGATACGTAGCCTTTTTCCTCAAGATGAGTTGCAATCTCTTCGGTTACTTCGTACTTCTGTCCAGCCTTAAAGCTGTAGTAGTTTCCTGCACCAAAGGTCATAGACTCAATGTTGTCTGATACGCGGATGGTAACTGTCTTACCTTTACCGCTAGTCTTAATAACTTCATCAACAACAATTGCTTGAGCACGAGTTGGCTCTGTAGCGTCGATAACTTCTGTTTCAGCTTTGATAGCTGCTTCCGCAGTAGCCATTGCAAGTTCGCTTGCGCGAGATTGCTGTTCGTCTAAAGCCTGCTGAGCGAGGGCGTCGCGCTGACGACCAGTAAAGTCGGTCGGTTTCTTTTGTGTTGCCACGGTATGTTCTCCTAATTATTATCTCTGAGGGGGTATTGTAGAGGGGGGCCATTGCTGACCCCCCTCAGACAATTAGTTGGTTTCTGCTACAACAACAGCCTGGTCAGTAATTAGACCTAGACCAAAGATGCTGTACCAAGCGAGGGCGTGCTCACGACCGAAGTCTAGAATACCACCATCGCGTAGCTCTACTGGAAGAGAGATTGCGTGACCGAATGCGTTATCTCCAATGAAGATAGAGTCATAACGGTCAGCTGAACCTGCGCCAGTGAACTCGTCTGGGGTTACATAACCACCACCAGGGGTTACAGTTGGGTTAGAAACAGCAACATCTCCGACGTAGCTTGTACCTGCACCACCGGTAACCTTACGGACCTGAGTGGTTTCGATGAATACGGTGTCGTATAGACGGCCGATTTCACCTAGCATGAAGTTACCTGGAGCAGCGTACTTAGTTACTTCGATAAACTCAGCAGTGTCGCGTAGACGACGTGACTGGTGAGGGTGAACGAAAGCAACATAAGTTTCGCCAAGCCTTGGGATGTTCTTGGTTGATAGTGTCTCGACTGCGTCCTTAACCACGCGAGGGGTTAGATGGAAGTTTCCAGTCATAGAGGCACGGCTAGTACCTAGGGTACCGTAAGCGTACTGGTTGAAAGTACCGGTTCCGTTGGTAATTGAGAGCATGTTGGTACGGTCTTCACCATAAATCTTAGAAGTAGCACCGTAAAGGGTGTCGCGGCTAAGCTTGTCTAGGTAAAGAGCCATGTTACGACCAAGCAGACGTGAAGCAGATGCCATAACGTCATCGAATGATGCGTTTAGCAAAAGCTCAGAAACTGCAAGTGCGTATCCGTGCTCTGAAACGGTGATTGAGAATTGCTGTGCTGTTAGCGCGTTGGTCTGCATACGAACACCTTCAACAAGCGCCGAAGCGAAGCCAAGGTTGTTGTAACGCAAGAAGTTAATCTGAAGACCAGGTGCAACACCTAGTTCAGTCTTCTTAACAGCGAATTGCTCAAAGCGAAGAATCGGCATAGCCTGGAAAAGGATTTCCTTTGACCAGATTTGCTGAATCGCCTGGGTTAATTGGGTATTTGTACCCGAGTAAGAGGTAGGGGCTGCGGCTAGGTTGCCAGTACCCGTAATACCTGATGCCATTTTTATGGTCTCCTAAATAGAATTTGACTTTGGATTATGGGTTAGTTACCGAACAAGCCCTGTCCGCGACCTTGAGCTTTATCGCTCAAAAGACGTTGACGATATTTTGCGTATTCATTCATCGGCATGGCAGCAATTTCTTGTGCCGTTAACGTGCGTTGCTCCGAATTTATGTCCAGTGGCCCGGTGGGAGGAGTAGTGATACTCGTTCCCTTCATTTCCTTTCGAGCGCTTTGCATAGCCTGCTGGGCACTCTCAAGGATTCGAGCTGAGCGCTCTTTCAAGCTCTCGACGCTCGAGATTACCTCTTCCTGGCTTTCACCAGATACAAGGTCTAACAACTCGGGAATTATATTTTCCCGCTCAGCTTCAAGCACTTGCTGCTTAAAGTTGGATAGTTCAGCATAAGACTTTTCGCGCTCCCATAGTGCAAATGCGCGTTCACGTTCTTGACGTTCACGCTCCAATTGCTCACTCCATTCGGCTTCCTTCTGCTTTAGAAGGTCGCGAACATCCATATCAGCTTCGGCCTTAGCACGCTCTTCAGCGTTTTTAGCCTCTTCTTCCGCACGCTTTGCCGCTGCTTCTTCATCGCGAATTTTTTTCAACTCCGCGAGTTCTGATTTTAACGACTCAATTTGTGGATAAAGTTTGTCTTTTTCCTGGGCACGTGCCTTGGAGAGGTCTTCATCAGTAAATAACTTAGAACTCTTTTCAGCTGCTTCGGTAAAAGACACTGACGTAGCAATTGACGCGTCAGCGTCAGGGCTTGCTACTGTTGGAGCTACTCCTGCTTCGGCTTCAAAAGCCTCGGCATTTGGTTGTGATTCTGCTGTACTCATTTATTTCCTTTATTCTCGGGGGCGTTTTTCAAATGTGTCTAGGACACGTGTCACGTATAGCCGCTCAATGTGTTGTCAATATCAAGTTTTACCTGATATCTTCGAATTTTCTTGCTAAATGCAAATTATTTTTCGTAATCTTACGGAATTTGTCG